CCGGAACCCTTGGTGAAACTTGGGGTCGTACAGCTCGCGGGCGAACCTCACGAGCAACTCGAAATCCCCGAGGCCGTGCTTCGCGAGGAGCTGCCCACCGTCCACGATCTGCGCGACCCGATCACGCCGTCTGAGGCTCACGCGCAGAGCCGCGGCATGGCCCGCATCTATCGGCGCCTGCTTTTCGCCGACCAGGAGAGAGCCAGGGCGGCGGCGCGATTGATTGTCGCCTGGGAGTACGAACGGACGCCAGAGCAGTTTGGAAGGGTCTCGATCGAGCTGCGCCGGGACTCCCCCGGGCGCATGGGGCTCCAGACGCACGGGGATACCGACTGCCGCGTGATCGCCACCGCTTGTGAGCGGTGCCTTGCGTTCGGTATGTGGCACTTCAGCGTGGACCGCAGGAAGCGTGCTCTTGAAAGCCACCCCTGGTATTGCGCGATCGACACCATCGACTGGATGGCTCTGCAGGCGGTTGGCTTGCTCGACGTGAACACGCTCATTGCCGATTCTCGCAGTCGTCAACGGTTGTCCGATGCGATATCCACGATCGAGTGGGGCGGGTGCCCGGCCATCCTGCGCACCATGCGCGACGAGTTCAAGATCGAAGGGCGTAGCGAACCGGAGTTGGAGCGACAGCTTAACGGCGGACGGCTCGATCCTTCGATGAGGTCAAAGATCGTCGCGGAGCCTTGGCGACTGGCGGCTGTGCCGAACTGGTATTACGTCCTCAACTACCTGTCTGGGCTTGAATGGTCTGCACGCGCCGGAAGGGTTTATGAGCATCTGGCAGCAGTGCCGCTTGAGCAGGCTCCAAGCCCACCGGCCGGTGCCGCGCTATCAGTAGCGGAAACTGCCCATCCGCAAACCGAATCGCCCCAGCGGACGAAGGCCCGCAAACCCCCTCGCAAGCCCAAGAAAGGGAAAACCCGCAAGGGTAAGACGTAGCGTACAGCCGAACGGCGTTCAGGAGGGACGCTCGATAGAGAGGAACGGATTCCGATGATTCTGCGGGTGAAAGACTTCCGGGGCGACATCACGGCGATCCGCGATTGCGAACGCCTGTTCGGCGATCGCTTCGGCGACGACTATCTGGCATCCGCCGAAACGGACGACGAAGCGCTCCAGCCGGCCCAGCGCCGGTTCAAGTTCGTGGCATCGGATGATTCCGTGGACTTGGACGATGAGATTATCGCGGAGGGGGCGTTCCATGAGCTGCGCGGGATGTACCTGCGGCGCCCGTCGATTCTGGTCAGCCACCAGCACCGCCTCGACAATGGCCTGTCAGCGGTGGCGGCCAAGACGGTGCAATTGCAGACCGAAAAGAACCCGGTCTGGGGCATCGGCGAATTCGTTGACACCGCCGTAGGGCGTGACCATGCGGCCGCCGTTCTCTCCGGCGCACAGAAAGGCATATCGGTCGGGTTCCGTTCGCGCGACATCGACCGCAGCAGCGGCCGGGTCGTTCACACGAAAGCCCTGCTCCTGGAAATCAGCCTGGTCGCGGTGCCGGCCAACCCGAACGCCCTGGTACTCGAATACGCCGCGGGCAAGCTGGCCCGGCACGGGCAGGCGACGATCCGCGATCCCGGCCAGGCCCGCGACTGGGAAGCGATGCTGCTGGAGCTGCGCGGCGAGCTGGACGCGCTGAAGGCCGTGATTGATCCAGGCCCGACGGAGGAAAGCGAAGAGTTCAAGAAGTTTGCGGACGCGATGGAAGAGGAGGAGCGGCCCAAGTGGAAAACGGAGGGGGAGTCCGAGGAGGAGTGGGCCAAGAGGGCGTTGGAGGGGGAAGACGGCGAGTTCGGGAAGGGCTGGACCGAGGCCGAGCGGAAGCACTCCGAAGCGGAAATCGCCGAGTGCCTCGGTGGGTTCAGCAGGCTGGCCGACAGCCTCGATGCACGCGGAGGGATGAGACGAGAGTAACCGGGCCGCCGGCCGGAGTCGGCGCCGAAGTCAAGGAAGATCAGTCAGAGAAGTAACCAAGAACGGAGTTAGACCGATGCCAGATCACATGCAGGCAATCGCGAGCGCAACGAAGCGGCTCGGTGACCATTTCGAGACGGTCAGGGAGAAAGCCGAAGCCAGCGAAGAGCGGCTGGCCGACGTCGAACGGGAAGTCAAGTCGCTCAAAGGGCTGCGGGGGCTGGTGGACCATTACGCGCGTCAGTTGCCGAGCTTGTCCCGCGACGGAGACGGGGGCGCCGTGGATCCCCATTACCGTGGAATGTTCGGAAGTGAGCGGTTGGCGCGATCTTTCGGCCAGTTCGTGCTCGCCGCTTTCCACGGGTCTTCGGAAGTGCGCGCCCGGGCCGCGAGCGAAGTGGTCAAGTCGGGCGTCTCGATCCGCTACAAGGATGGATCGGCCACAAACAGCGATGACTTCGTGAAGGCGATGGGCGGGGGAGGCGCCGATACGGCCGGAGGCTACCTCGTGCCGGACGAGTTCGTGGCCTCGATCATCCGCAACGTCGAGCAATACGGCGTGGCCCGCCGCGGGCTCCGGGTTGTCCCGATGTCATCCGAACGGCAGTCGTGGCCCAAGCGACGGGGCGGCCTCACGGTGTACTATCCCGATGAGGGCGCGGCGGCCACGCCGAGCGACCTGGCATTCGGCAAGATTACCATGACCGCCAAGAAATGGGCGGTCTATTCGGTCTTCAGCCGAGAAATCGAGGCCGATTCGGCCGTCGCCCTGGGTGAACTGGTCGCCCAGGAAATCGGCCTGGCCCTGGCGATGGCAGAGGACACGAACACGTTCAACGGCGACGGCACGAGCACCTACGCCGGAACCGTCGGCGTGATGAACAGCCCCGGCGTGGCCGTGGTCACGATGGGCTTGACGAAGGACGCCTTCACCGACCTGGCGTTGGCCGACACGCTGAACCTCTTGTATGCCCTGCCTTCCTGGGTAAGGGCCATGCCCGACTGCGCGTTCTACTGCTCCGCCGGAATCGTCGGGCTCCTCCAGAAGCTCGCGACGGCTCAGGGGTTCCCGCTGTTCTCGCCCGCCACGGAGAAGTTCCCGTTCAGGATGCACGGCTACCCCGTCATCGAAACGGGCGTGCTCAAGGGCCTGGCGGACAGCGCCATCTCGACCAAGTTCATGGCGTGCGGCTCGCTGTCGCGGTGGGGCTTCCTTGGCCAGCGGCGCGGAATGACGCTCGAGCGCAGCGCCGAAGTGAAGTGGCTGGAAGACCAGGTCGCCATCAAGTGCGTGCCGCGGCAGGACATCCAGGAAGCCGACGGGACGGCAATGGCCGTTCTCCGAACGGCCGCGGCGTGAAACGACTCAGGACCCAGGACTGAGAACTTGGGGCCTGGGATCCGGGATCCGGGGCCAGAGCCCCGAGACCCGAGCCCCGAGGCCCGGAACAACGGAGATTGAACGTGGACGAGAAGAATGTTTATACCCCGACCTGCCACCTCGCGGTGGCGGTCTCGGACGTTCCGTGCGGCCCCGCCCCCAAGCACTACTGGCCCGACACCGAGGCCAACCGAGCGGCCGGGTTGGCCACCAAGCTGACGCTGACGGAAGCCGAGGCCAAGCGGTTCGGGACCGACCTGCGGAAGCTCGGCCCGGCCCCGGCGGACAGCGACGCCACAGAGGGCACCGAGGTTCAGCAGCGCACCGATGATCCGCCCAAGGGGGGACATCGGCCGCGCGTGGATCGTGGTTACCAGCCGGTATCCGCCGGCCCCGCGGGCGTCGCGCCTGAGCCGCCATCGGGCGGTAGCGCGATACAGCCCCCGACCAGCACGGCAACGAAGTGAGGCGAGACGGCGAGCGATGCAGGCGGTGTTAATAACTCAGCGCAGGGAACGCCGGGTCTTCCCGCGCTTCCGCCCCGCGTGCGCCGTTCTGGGTCACCGGTCCTCGATCCTCAGTCCCGAGTCCGCAGTCCCCAGAACCGTCTTCACAGACCATTTGAAGGCCAGTCCCGACCGGGACGCCAGAATCGCACGGGCCATCCACCGCCGCTGGACGGCCTCGTACTACGGCTTGTCTGTCACGGCTCAGCGTGTCTTTCTGTCGATCTTCAACGCTCAACGCAAGGCACTGCTTTCCGCACTTGCACGCCTGGGCCTGCCGAATGGGACGCCCGGCCACAGAGAACACCGAGGCCACCGAGAAGATCCAGAGGGACAGTCCCTCCGTGCCCTCTGTGTCCTCTGTGGCTCCACTCAGTACAAAGCCTTCGATGACTGGATCGCCGAGCTCCTGCTGAGCATGAAGCCGGAAGAAGACCGCCTGGTCGTTCGAGGAAAATGGCTGATCCGCGAGGGCATGGGGACCGGCGGCCAGCAGGCCGCTGAAGAGGCCGGGGCAGGCACGCAGTTGCGGTTCGACCTGGAGGCGCCCGCCGTTCGCAGACGGCTCGAACGTCAGACGGTCCGCATCACGGACGTGAACGACACGACCCGCGGCCTGGTCCGCAGTTCCCTGGTGGACGGCCTGGACGCAGGCGAGACGCTGAGCGAGGTCAGCGATCGCGTCGCCTCAACGATGGACATTGCCGCCGGGCGCCGCAGTTGGGTCATCGCGCAGACGGAAATGCACGAAGCTGTGTCCGGCGGCCGGCACGAAGGGCTCAAGCAGGCGGGGATCAAGTACAAGAGCTGGCTGACCAGCGGCCGCGGCCCGGTGCCCAACGGGCCGACGCGGCTGAGCCACTGGGCGTGCGAACAGAAGACCAAGGATAACCCCATCCCCATCGGGGACAAGTTCGAGTTGATCGACGAGCATGGCGAGGTCCACGAGTGCGATCACCCCGGCGACGGCCGCCTGCCGCCGGGCGAGCGGATCAACTGTTCGTGCGTGGAAATCGCCCGGACCGAAGCCGGCGCCGGCGGCAAGTCCGTCAGCCTGGATCGCATCCACACTCGCCAAGACACCACCTGGGAGACGTGGCGCCAACGGACGCACCGATGAAGGCAAGCGAGCAGAGCCATTCAAACCGCGATCGCCGCGACTCACCGATCGGTGCGTTGCCGCCCGGTTCGTGGATACGTTTTTCAAGCGCCCGCCATCGGTGGGGAGGTCCGAGCCGTCGCCGTCGCTTGTCGGCCGCGATCTGGCTGAGTCAACCTCGGACCTCCCCGCCGACCGGGCAATCCCAAGGCGCCGCTTCCGGCCCGGCGACGGGGGAGCGACCAGGCCGCCCGCCGAGCCGCTGGGGGCTGCGGGGCACGTTCTTGCCGCCATCTTGGCCCAGATCGCCGCGAGCCAGGACCGCACCGACGCGGGGCTCCGAGGGACGTTTCACATGGCTGTTGCCGGGGGACAGGCGGCCGGAAACCGACCAGGCCGGGCGGTCCTCCGGTGGCCTTCGCAGGCCGTGCAGCGTTGCTTCAAGTCCTGTTTTCCGTTGCCGCGCGTTGCCGTTTGGCCGCGCTCCGGAAGGCCCGTTTTCCGCCCCTCCGAAGCGCCCAAAACCGCATTTTGAACGCATCGAAGCGGTTTTGAAGCCATTCGCCCTCCGTTCACCGCGACCTCGCCCCACCCCGCACCCGTCCGATAATCGGCCCCTTCATGCCCCATTCCCTTCCGCGCGTGCGTTTTTTAGTGACGCGGAAACCTGCGCCAAAAACGGCCCAAACCGCACGTAACCAACGCCCCTGACTACACTTACGACGCGCGGCAACTTGCGCCGCTTTTTTTTGATTCTGTCCAACTTTCTTGCCTACCGGGTCACCGTCAGCTGGGCCGCGGATTTCGACGAGGACGACGACGTGGACCTCGTTGACTTCGCGCAACTGGCGGACTGCATGGAGGGGCCGGGGGTGTCGGTGGACGCATCCAGCCCGTGTGCGGATACGGATCTGGACGGCGACACGGATGTCGGGAG